TGTTAATTCAAATATTTGTTATATGTTTGTACCATAATTAATTTAAAAAGAAATAAAATGAAAAACTTAAACATTGTAACAGGAGCAGACTACAAAGTAACTCACAAGCTGACAAAAGCTATTCAGTTTATGAATGCTCAGGAATTAGCAACATTTGTATTCAAAAATGACTACAAGAAATATGAGATAGAAAATACAGAGAAAAGATTTATAGATATGATACCTGCTTGGGTTTTATATACATCTCTGATAGTATTAACAGTAGCTTCAGTATTGCTACACATAAACCTAAACTACTAATGGAATTAAAATGCGAAGACTACTACTTTTATCCTAATGGAGAATACAAAACATTCTCTAAATGGGATAGCCAGCTTTACAGCTTTGATAATGACTGTCATCAAATCAGTTCAGCAGTCAGGATTTTTGGAACTCAGAATCAAATAGATGCAGCCTTTAAAGATATCTGCACTTTGACAAAACTTAATCTTGATGAGTGTTATACTTATGAGATTGAAAAGCCAGGCTCATTTCATTACAATAAAGAACATAATAAGATTATTGCTAAAAAGCTCAAGCAATACAAAGAAGCATATAAAATAAATAAAAGAGCTTTAATTTTAAATTTGAAATAATGGAACAAGAACTAATACACAAAAGAATGAATGATATTAATACATTCCAAGCACATGAAAATGAAGTATATCTAAGAGGTACAGATGAATATGGTAAAGACTTCCAAATCTGTTTTGATTCTTATAACTTTTTAGAATGGATTGATACAGAAAATTTAAAGTATATAAAAAAACAATTAACAAAATATATAAAAGATAAATAAATTTATTATTTTTAACCAAATTATTAACATAAAGAAATATATATGGAAACAGAAAAATTAAAAGAAATGTTTTACAAGTATAATCTTGTAAAGGATACAGATGTTTTCCGACATCAACATTTTGTTATCTTGACAAGGTCAGGAATTGAAAAGGTACAGGCTCAAGAATCTATTAATGTACGATTTGAGGTAGTACAATGTGAACCTAACTTTGCAGGAGTTAAAGCTATTGCAACTAAAGATGATAAGACTATTGAAACTTATGGCTCTGCCTTAAAAGGAGAAGGGTTTAAAGATGGAAACTGCAACACGTGGTACATATTAGAGATGGCAGAAAAGAGAGCTTTGGCAAGAAGTATTTTAAAACTTTTAAATTTGTATGAAATAAATGTTAAGAGTGAAGATGAAGCAGAAGATTTTAAAAAGAGTAATAATTAAATAAATAAAAAACAATGAAAATTACAGGAAAATTAGTAAAAAAATTAGACAGAGAAACAGGAACATCTAAGTCAGGAAAGTCTTGGGAGAAACAATCAGCTTTAATAGAACAATCAGGAACAGAATACAATAAAGAAGTTGTAGTTAGTTTCTTTGGGGATAAGGTTAAGCAGCTAAGAGATATTCAGGAAGGCTCAGAGGTTAGTGTTTCAATCAACTTATCATCCAGAGAATTTAAAGGTAAATATTACCATAACATAGACGGGTGGTTTATAGCTAATCTAGGTGAAGAAACAGTAGGTAACAATTTTGTTACTAGTGATGATGCAATGCCTTTCTAATGGTAGAGAGAGATAACTTTAGATACATCTGTGAAATTACCACTAGAGCTTTAGGGTTTACAACAGATGACCTTGCTTTAAAAAGCAGGAAGCAGTCATTACATATAGCAAGAGCAGTAGCAGCTTATATAGGAAGAACTGAAGAACTTATACATCCTAAGATAATTGCTAAAGCATTTAAAAGGCATAGAACTTTAATCTATCACTATGAACATACTCATAAGGATAAATATGCAAATTGCGAGATTTATAGAAATGCCTTTACGAAAGTATATAAGGCTTACAAAAGTCTAGATGAAGATAGGGAAATATTTTTAGATGGTGATTTTATGAAAAGATATTTACTTAAAAATGGAGTTAAGGAAACTCAAACCTCTAAAAATTCACAAGTAATATTAGAAGTAAAAAGTGATAAGGTTAAATGTAAAATAAAAACTTCTTATTTTGACTTCAGTAATCAATTAGAAATTATTAAGTTTGTTCTCAAAAATTACCATTATACTATTAAGATTATATGAAGCACCTTTTAAGCAGTACAGCATTTATAGTATTAAATAAAAACCTAGCAAAGCAGGTAGGATTAAAAGAGGCAGTCCTACTTGCTGACCTAATTAGTAAAGAAGAATACTTTATAGCTAATGGAATGACTGATGGTTGGTTTTTTAATACTGAAGCTAATATAGAAGCTGATACTACACTTAACCCATATCATCAAAGAAAGTGTCTTAAAACACTTAAAGAACATAATCTGATAGAAGTTAAGCGTAAAGGAATACCCGCTAAACAATACTTCAAAATAAATGAAGAACAAGTCCTTCAAATTTTAAACAACTTGTCAGTTAAAAATTTAACAACTATTAATAAGAATAAAGAAATAACAATAATAAATAAATACTTTAAAAAGCCAGAACTTTTAGAAGTTAAAAATTATTGTATATTGCGTAAGAATAATATAGATGCAGAAGCATTTATAGCTTTTTACGAATCTAAAGGTTGGATGATAGGTAAAAATAAAATGAAGGATTGGAAACAAGCAGTTATAACTTGGGAGAAAAGAAATTATAAAAAACCAACAATGAGTAAGATTGATGCACAATTAAATGAATACTTAAAAGGAAAAGAATACTTATGAAACCACTACAACAAGAAAATTTAGATGACCTTATTCCTAAAGTTTATGACCTGATTACTGAAACAAAAATTTCAATAGGATTTAATACTGATGGAAAAACAATAGCTAGTTTAAGTAAAATATTTGCCAAAGATTTAATCAGAGAAAAAAGATGGGGTGCTATAACTTTTAATCAAGTTGAAGATGCTTTTAGAATAGCTATAAGGTTTGGGAAAGATGAACCCTTCTTAACTATAAGAAATTTTTATAAATGGATTTGGGCTCATAAAAAGGAAAGAATAGATGTAGCTACATATAATGTAGAAACATTAAAACAAAAACCCCAAGAAGTTCCTTATTATCAAGAACCAATAAAGCTACTCAAATGATAGGGTGGGTAATAGTAACAGCCATTGTAATGTGGCTAATAAGAAAATTAAAATGAAAAAAGAAAAACTTTACAATCCTGATAAGTGTGGAACATTTGAAATGCAGTTTGGATTTGAACAGCCTTTAAAATATATACCAAATACACGAAAACAAAAAAGAAATGAAAACAATAGAAATTACAAGCAGCCAAGTCAAAAGCCAGTCTGATGCAATACTCTGGCACTTAAAGACTTACGGAAGTATAACTAGCTATGAAGCTATAAAGGAATATGGGGCTACAAGATTGTCAGCTATCATCTTCAATCATAGAAAAGAAGGTTATGATATAGATAGTTTACCTTTAACTAAAAAAACCAGATTTGGTAGAAACACTACAATTGCTAAGTATATTTATACAGCACCACCTCAAGAGTTAATACAAGAAATATTATGGAAATAAAATTAATAAATTAATAATAAATATGAAAAAAGAAGAAACAATAAGTATGTGGAATTGGGTAAATATTACAGCAGCTTTTAAATTTACTGATGAAATAAGACCAAAAGAACTTGTAGACCTCATTGAACAGTTTGCAGAAGAACAATCTAAAGATTATTTCAATTACAGGTTTAACGGAGGAGAATCAACTTATAAAAAATGGCGAAAAAAACAAAATCAATCAGCAAACTTAAAAAAGAACTAGACAAGTGGTTTAGTTTATTTATAAGACTTAGAGATGCAACTGATGAAGGGCTTGTACAATGCTTTACTTGTGGATGCGTTAAGCATTATAAGAAGGGAATGCAGAACGGGCACTTTCAAAGCAGAAGTTTCTTAGCTACAAGGTTTGATGAAGAGAATTGCCAACCTCAATGTGTAGGCTGCAATATGTTTAAGCAGGGTGAACAGTATAAATTTTCATTATATTTAGACTCAAAGTATGGTGAAGGTACTGCACAACAACTAGAGTATTTAGCAAGAACAATAGTTAAATTTACTAGGGTTGATTATGAAGATAGAATCAGTTATTACAAAGATGCTGTTGAAAAGTTAAAAAAAGATAAGGGAATTGAGTAAACTTTTATTCTAAGTTTGCGTATGCAGAAAACGATTTACGCAAATGAAAAACACAAACAAGCAATAGAAACTTATTTATTAATGTGTAAAGAGTTTGTGAAAGAAACAAGCACCAAGTCAAGATACCAAAACTATTTAGAAGTAATAGATTTAATTTTAGAATATCACAACTCTTATGGAACAGGAACTAAGGAGCATAACTTCTTTGACTGGCTTATGATAATTCCTATTAATGTATCAGTTGCAACTAATGGTTATTTTGCAGCATTAGAAACTAAAGGAAACAGAGCAATACTTAGGGCATATAAAGTGGTGTTGGATGAAATGCTACAAGAAACAATAGACAAGATAGATTCAATAGAACCAACTGATGACTGAGATATATTTAGAAATATCAAAGCTATCAGATAAGTTTACTAAAATGGCTTATGGTCTTACAACTGATAAGAACCAAATTGATAATGCTGTTCAGGAACTTATGCTCTACTTCCTTCAGATGAACCCAAAGGTATTATCTAAAATTTATGATAAAGATGGAATAGAAGGAATTACTAAATATGGAGCAGTAGCATTAAGACGTTCTTTAACAAGCCCAAGAAGTGCATTTTATTATAAGTATAAAAAATACTATTCTAATATTGATGAATATTCAAGCACAGTAACTTATAATGTAATAGAAACAGGTGAAGTAATACCCAAGAAACACTTGTACAATTTGCCTAATGAAAAGATAGATAATTACCAATGGACAAAGCTAGAAGAAATTGACAAAGCCTTAGAGGATTTTACTTGGTACGATAAGAAAATATTCGAGCTGTATTACTATGATGGTAATACACTTGACTCACTAGCAGAAAAGACTAGCATAAGTCGTAACAGCTTATTCACTACAATAGATAAAGTTAGAACAATTATTAAAAAGAAGTTGAATGAATAAGTTTTTTGTACCTGATGAAATATATGAAGAACGTCTTGCAATATGTAGAGAGTGTGTTTACTATTTTAAGCCTACAGGAAACTGTAAGCGGTGTTTGTGTTTCATGAAACTGAAGGCACGAATCAGTAGTCAAGAATGCCCTCAGAAGTATTGGAGTAAAACAACAGAAGTATTAAAAGCTCCTGATGATTTGCCTCAACACTTAATAGAAGAAGTCCTTGATATTTGGGATGATTTAAAAACAGGAAGAGCAAAAAATGTTGCTGCTAAGAAAAGAATGATAACTTTGTACAACGTAATATATATGACTAACTATAGTACAGGAACTAATTGCGGTTCTTGTATCTCAACTTGTTTTGATGGAATAAAAAAACTATATAATAAATATAATGGATAAAAAAACATATAAATCAATAAAATCTGTTCTAAGGTTTCATATCAAAAAGAATGTAAAAAGCCTTTGGACTTGGGATAGAAGTGATGGTGAAAACTTTACTTGTATCTATGAAAACTACAGTGGTGATGATAGAATCTACACAAGTCAACAACTCTTAAAACTTTTAGAAAAATGAAAATATTAATATTAATAGCTGTAGTATTTGCAATAAGTGGGATTCTACTTTTATATTTAGATTACAGAATAAAGAAAAAGCATAATGCTGAAATATATAATAACATAAAAAAATTAGATGATGCCGATAGATTATAAAGAAACAACAGAACCAAGTTACTATTCAGGAACTAAGTATGGGTACTCAGCTCGTAAAGTAGTTGAAGACTTCAACTTATCTTACAATGTCGGAACGGCTTGTTCTTATCTATTGCGTGCGGGGAAAAAGGAAGGCAACCCTGCTGAACAAGATATTCAGAAAGCAATAAATCATTTACACTTTGAACTTGACAAGCTCTATAATAAAAGTGAAACTAGAACAGGAGGTTTAGCAAAATGACACTTTATAAAGGAGGTTGCTTGGAAGTTATGAAATCTATTCCTTCAGGAAGTATTGATGCAATCATTACAGACCCACCCTATGGAACTACTGCTTGTAAATGGGATTCAGTAATAGACTTTGAATTGATGTGGGAGCAACTTAATAGAATAATCAAACCTAACGGAGCA